TTAATTTATGAACCAGTGCCATCTTACCTAAATGTACTAACCACCAAGTTTTGCCTTTTTTTGAAGGCGCAATATATAACATTAATTCTTTTGGTGTTGGTCCAATCCTCTTATATCAAGTTCATGTATACCAAGTGGATAACTATTATCTTCAATACTAAGAAAGCCTAATGCTTCTTTTTTATTAGCTAAATTTATACCCGGATCAAATACTCTTAAGGATGCTGTTTGTGCTGTGCTTATAAGTTTTTCAGCTTCTTCAAGTGAAGCTTCAGTATCTTTTTGTAAGGCTTTTGCAAGATCAATTGCTACTAATTTCAGGCTTTGCCTTTTAATAAAGGTCTCAAGCTGACCCATTACATATTCGGCATTTATGCTTTCACTTAATTCTTTAGCATTTATAATTATGTCTTCATATAAATTAACTTCACGTTTCTTTTTACCTGTAAGTTTATCTTCAAGCAAATCAGGTAAATGATCTTTTGGTGGTTCACCTTGTTTATCAATATAATCATATATTCTAACAATAATTTCATTGTACAGACCACCAAACATGTGAGGTTCAACAGAACCTCTTATTATTTTTGCATATTTGTCGTCAAATGAAAGTAGTGTTAGAAGGTTTTCTTGTAAGGCATTATTAGCCAGATTTGACATGTGCAAGACGTTCCATTTGTTGTGGTATAAGGTGAGCTAAACCTGATTGAATATAATTTGGGAAAGATTTTTCAAAAACTTCAGGTAGCCGGTGAATGTTTTTAGAAACTGTTCCTAATGTAACTGGTATATGCATACTTCTCATATCACGTATAAGTGCAGCAATAAGTATTCTACTTATACCAATTTTTTGGATATGTTTTGTATATTTAGGGTAAACGTCTTTAAAGAATGAATCTATTACGTTAAAACCTTTTTTGAAGAACTTAAAATTTTGAGTACCTGTAAAATTTGTAAAATTTGTATATGGATTTACTCCATGTATTTTAAGTTCTTCAATCATGGCTCTAAATAACCATTCGTATTTATCAATGTTTTTAATTTGTTTTTTAGTTAAGAATGTAGCTGCTTCTTTTATTTGAGTTAATTCATCTTGTGTAAGATTTGTTAAAGCTGAAATGATATCGGTGCTAGTAAGCTTATCCATTTTATTCACCTTTGATATTGAGGTAAAATCATAAACTAATTACCAGCACCGAATCAATTATAATTTGTTATCTTGTACAATTTTCATTTAAGAATTCAACCAAATGGGCTTTACCTGATGCTAGGTCGAATTGTTTATGTGCTATTTTTTTGGTTAAATCATAACCATCTAGTTTTTCATCTGCTTTGATTTCTTTTTCAGCTTTTGCTTTATTAATTTTAGATGTGTACCAAACAACTCTAACTTTTCTTTGTTTGGTTTCTGGATTTTGAAATCTACCTAATGCTCTATATAATACTGGCATATTACTTCCTTATTTGGTTAAGTTGGCGGGGTGAGAAATAAAACAGTCTAGTTGAAATAGGAGGAGATCAACCAGATTAACATTTTACTCTCACCCCATAAAATTATCCACAATTACTATAACCACAATTATGACATTGGTCACAACCTTCTATTTTAATAAGATGTGGCATGTTGCATTGTGGGCATATTTCACCCAAAGGTAAATTAGTTTTATCATTTTTAGGTCTTTCAAGGTAATTAATATTATAAAGATGTTCTTTTATGATACCACCAATCATTGCAGGAATGCTTGGAGTGAATACTTTATTATACCAGTGTCCATCTGTACTACTATGTACCTGTTCAAGTTCCTCAATTAAAAATGATATGTCACCACCTTTACGAAATACGGCTGACATACATCTTGTTAAAGCAGTAACCCATTCTTGATGTTTGACTGATTTTGAATTTATAAAAACTTCAAATGGTCTTGTAGTACCTTCTTCATCAACGTAATCATTAATGGTAACATACAATGCTTGTTTAATGGTAGGCCATTTTGCTTTGTATGTGGTGCCATGTAGCAGTGCAGGGCGTATAGGTACACCTGTAGGCCCATCATCACTTTCAAGGCTTAGTACAGCGCCACGTGTGGCGCTAGGGCGGTATGTGGTGCAGCCTTTACAGTCACGGTCATAGGCTATGTAATAAACCTTTTTAAATTCATCAAATGACATATCTTTTGGGCAGTTAATTGTTTTTGATATTGATGCATCAATATATTCTTGACATACAGCTTGCATTGAAAGGTGTTCTTCAACATTTAATTCTAATGCTGTAACCATATAATTAGGAAGGTTTTCAGAATTTTGTACTTCAGGATGAAGCTTTTTATATAAAGCATACCCATAATCTTCAATACCAGTAAATTCTTTATAACTACCATCAGGATTAAGAACATTTCTATTATATGTCCAAGCAAAACTAGGTTCAATTCCTGATGATACATTATCATAATAAATAGAAGTTGTACCAGTAGGTGCTATGGTAAGCAACACACTATTCCTAATACCATTTTCTTGTATTAAACTTCTTATACTAGTAGGTAATGTTTGAATGAACATTGCATCTATATATTTTTCTTTATCATAACATGGGAATGAGCCACGTTCTTTAGCAAGTAATGCTGATGTTTTATAAGCAGTATCACGAAATACTACCATTACCTTACGTACAAGATTAAGGGATTCAACACTACCATATTTTAATTCCATTTGCTGTAGCATGTTTCCAAGGCCAGTAATACCAAGCCCAATACGTCTTTTTTCTTGAGCTTCATATTGTTGATCCATTGTTGGGAATATACTTACATCAATTATGTTATCAAGAAATCTTACACCAATTTTTATAGTGTGTTCTAATTTAACAAAATTAAATTCACGTTTGGCACTAAATGGGTTATCAACCATTTTAGCTAAGTTAACAGAACCAAGATTACAGTCACCATCAGGAGGTAATGGTTGTTCACCACATGGATTAGTACACTGTAAGTCTTCACAGTAATATAAATTATTCCATTCATTAACTTTGTCAATAAATATGACACCGGGTTCTGCATATTCATATGTTGAACGTATAATTTCATCCCATAATTCAACAGCTTTTATTTCTTGATATACATATTGAGTTATACCATTATCATCTTCAAAAGTAGATATGTGATTATCATCTGCTCTTGGTACATGAAAATATAATTCCCATATTATATCATTTTTAACAGCATCCATAAATTTGTCAGTAATTAGAATAGATATATTAAAATTTGTTAATCTACCTTTTTCACGTTTAGCTTTAATAAATTCACATATATCAGGATGTATAATACTCATAACACCCATCATGGCTCCACGTCTTGAACCACTGGACATTATGGTCTTACACATAGCATCCCACATATCCATAAAATGCATTGGACCTGATGAAATTGATCCTACACCTTTAACAATAGCACCATTAGGACGTAGTGGTGAAAAATCCATTCCAATACCACCACCCATTTGTTGAGTAAGGGCAGCAACTTTAAGTGCATCAAGAATACCCATACCATGTTCAGCAGAATTAGTTTCCATTGAGTCTTGAATGATAGGTGATGCAAAACAATTAATAAGGGTGACACGTCTACCAGTGCCAGCACCAGCATGATTTCTACCAGCAGGATTCCATAATAGTTCCTGCATAGCATGTTCTGCTAAATCACGATTTAGTTTTGTATCGTTTATGTATGTGCCATCACATACACGAGCATGTGTATCATTTATATTTTTTTCTGTTGACGAACCATCAGGCTTTTTAAATCTGTATTTAGCATCCCATATATATTTACTTATTTCTTGCATTATAAACCTTTATTTTCCATCTCAAGTGTAATAAAATCTGCTCTAATTTTATTGGTTACAATATGACTCCATTGATTTTCCCTATTATAACTATATAAAGGAATATATTTCATAAGACGTATATGTGATACTGGTTCATCAAATGTGTTATCCATTACAAATATATCATCTTCTATAGGTACTGTGCATATAGCATGAAGTAATCTTTTTTTCTTGTCACGTACAATAACAACACGAAGATCCTTACCTTTAAAACCTATTTGTTGTAAAATTAAGAATTTAGAAATAGCGTAATCTTCACAGTCACCTCCTTTTTCAAGTAGTTCTTTAGGTGTAGCCCAATGATCACGTTTATTAAAAGCTACCATATCATCTGTATAAGGGGCACTGTCATTTATTGCTTTGTTAAGAAAATTAATCTGTTCACGTTGATCTTTAATACTATTTAATTCTTCAATTAAAAAAGAATATTCATCAGGTAAACCTTCTTCTGAAGTTTTACTTATTACATCTTCAAAATCATCTCCAAATTGTGCCTCATTATTTTTTATTTCAAGTGATCCAAGTATACCAAAGTCAACTTTTATATTTTTGTTCATTTATTATATCCATTATTCCATCTAGATTGAAGAAGTATATCTGGTGTTCCACCATTAGCTCTGAAAAAACTATCAACTGCATATCCACTAATGCTTGCAGCCCAATGAGGATACATAGGCATATATCTATGAGTTGGTTTTAATACTTTGTGGTATTTAAGAAATTTATATCTTTCCATAATCAATAAATAAGAAGTAGTATTGGTAGCTTCATCTGTACAGTCCATTTGACCTTTAACTTTACTGGAATTATCTCCAGCTCTGTCATTACAAGTACCAGCAGTTAAACATACACGTTTTTCAATCCAAGCAATTGCTTTAGCTATACGTTGTCTTTCTTCTTTAGCAGAATCAACAGTAGCAAATGTATGACGTAAGAATTCTATATCAGTTTTATTAAATTTGAATTTTACAGTGTATTCACAACCAGAACCACTACATATGTGAACAGTATTTCTTTTAGGTGGTTTATGTTCACAATCATATTCTTTACTACCGGGGCAAATAATTTTACCACCGTAATCTTTATAAAAATATTCTATGTTTGGGCTTGAGGTAGTAAATGCTAATAAGAATGGTAGTATTAAGAGACGTTTCATGTGTATCTCCAAAAATTACTTTTTACTTTTACTATGAATTAATCCGATATAAGCTACTGTTGTAAGAAGGCCACCCCCTAATATAAGCATTGGTGAATAATCAATATCAAGCAGAATTGTTACCATAACCAATAAAATTATCACTGAACCAGCTACCAATACAATATTTTCAATTTTATTTAGTAAAGCATCTTTAATATTTTTAGTATTTGAAGCTCTAAGTATAAAACTTCCAAGTTGTTTACTATCAGTTCTATGAGATGGTATTATAGTAACAATACTATTATCTGAATCCCTTATAATATAATGATCATTCTCTAAATCACCATTCCAAGGTAATTTTAGTTTTGAATTTTTACGTGACATACTCATAATCCTTTTATCTAATAAGTATTCCATGTTCTCTGTACACATTTTTGGTTAATTGTTTATATACCTCTTCCATCTTTTTATCATAAAGTATTTCATCACTTAAAAAACATTCTACATCTCCATTATAATTATAATACAGTTTCATCATCTGTAAATCATCATTACATTGAAAAAAGATATCAATCTTGCTTTTTTCATTAAAAGTATATTTATTAGAAACAATAATAATATCGTTATTAAAAAATAACATAAGAATAAATGCCCATTTAGTTACTAACATATCTTTTCATCCTTATGATTGGTTTAATTGCTACACTTTGTGATTGTGAAATTAATTTTATATCCTTACACAATATTGAGTCTTTCATGTCTGCAAATTTTGTTCTGGTAGCTTCAGCATAACTACCAAGCACAAAAGCTTTTAAATCTGTATCTTTAATATCATCAGGGTTTTTGATTAGTTTTTGACTTGGAACTAATTTTATATAAGGCTGTTTCTTTATACTAAAAAAGTTATATCCAAGGTCAATTTTTTTAGCAATAATTTTTTGAATACAAGAATCATCTTCATGTGTCCATATAAAAGTAAAGTCACCTTGATAGTTAAGAATAGTTAGTGACCTTGGATCATCCATTAAGCATCTCAAATACATGAAATATTAAAGTATCATTATTTAAGTGTGCTGATCCAAGATAACGTCCTTCTCTACCGGGGCAAGGATGCCCTGTACCAATAATAGCTATTGTTCTATTTTTATTATTAGCACTTGATTCACAACGGAACCAAATACAAATATTATCAATTATATCAGGATCACTTGTTTTTTGTTCACGTGCATAAAGAATTTCTGCACCAGATGGTAATGCTACTGTTTGTGTATCTTGTATTAATAATTCTTTTTTCCATATGACATTCATTTAATTATCCTTTTATTAAAAACGGTCTGATAATGCTTCTAAAAGAATTGCTATAACTGGTATTAAAATCCACCACCAAGAAAGATTATGTGTGTATATTATTAATGAAAGAATTAAAATTGTAGTACTAATTTCAGCCATTACTTAATTACCCTTCCTTCTAAAATTTTTAGAACATCTTTATTACCAATAGCTGTTCTTTTTTCACCATAAATAATAAATGTTCTACCTCCTTTTGATGTAAGTTTGTCTATCATCTTTTTTACATATGGTATTTCCCATGCTTTAGGATAACCTAAGTCAACATAAATTTGTAACTGAGTTACATTATCCTGTGGTGCTTTAACGAATTTCATTACTATTTTAGATTTATCTGGTCTATCAAGTTCAAGACCTAAATTAAGTAACCAAAGACATTTAAAGGTTTTACATTTTTCAGGATGATTACCGTAAATAGTGCAACCCTTCTTAGGGTCGCACTTTTCACACCATTTACCAGCCGGTGAAGTAAATTCAGGAATATTTAATAGCTTACAACATAAGGTACAGCTACCACATACTCTTTCAGTGGTCATCTATTTGTTTCACCAGCTTGGCCAACGGTTACTGTTTTTGTATCTGTAACTGGTCGTACTTGAATAACAGTTTTAGAAGCTTCTTTAGCAATATTTCGTGCCCAAGCTAAACGTCCTTCAACAGTTAAATCAAGTTTACAATCATGCATTGTTTCATCAAAAAAACGATATATTCTAACTAAAGCAACTTGACGTTTTTTAACTTCACTTTCAAGATGAGTACATTTTGCTTTTAGATCATTAATTTCTTTTTCATTATAAACGATTGGTGTAGTATCAGCCATTTTAATTTTCCTTATTTAATACCTGCCTACTTCGATAGATTATATCATATATCTATCTATTAAAAAGTAAGCAATTGCAGTTGCTAAAATGATGGTAACTATCCAAGATTTGGTAGGCCATTCATCCATACCATTTTTATATTTAGTTTTTAAATTGTCAAGCCACATTGGTAAAGGCATTTTATATTCCTTTCATTAAGTTTATTAATTATTGATAGGAATGACTTTAGCACAAGTTTTAACATCTTCTAAAACTTTTATCATTTCACAACATAAACAATTTGGATCATATTTCAGATCAATATGTCTACATCTAATTTTATATTTATTATTTATTTCATGAAGAAGATTTTTACAATCATTAATTACCTCTTTATATCTCCACATACTACCAAATTCAGGATGCCATGTTTCAGCTAAAGTATCACTTAAACGTGAACATTTATAATTTAAACGATTAATTTCTAATGCTTGTTGTGTGATTAATTCTACAGTAGATAATTCTGTAGGTTGCATATTCATTACTAAATCCTTTTTATTAAATGGTTTGGAATCATAATACTTAATTTTAAAGGAATACTGCTAGTTTGTATAACATAAGAACATTCAACTGGTTGTGTATCTTTTATTTTAATACTTATCCAGCCATGAATTGAAACCATAGAAAATTTATAATAACGTCTTTTTATAATTTTAGTTGTTCCTAAAATGTTAGCCATATCACTTTGAAGAATTATACTAGTATTGTTTGATTTAACTCTTAAAAGCGTTCCATTTTTCCAAAGCATTTTGTTCATTATAATTTCTGGAAAAAATAGTTTTGTTGGTGTGTAATTTACATTTTTATAAAGAAGTATAGATTCATTTTTCATTTGATCCTCTAGGTTTGCTTGGAGTCATAGATTCATTTGGTTTTTCAGGATTACTTCGTTGTCTAAATTAATTATTGTTGTAAGGTTTACTTAGAATCATAGATTCATTAGAAATCCAAGGTTTACTTAAAGCGTTAGACTAATTTGTGGTCTAAGGTTTAATCGGGGATTAAGATTCATTACGTGTTCGAGGTTTAATTTGCTGCTTAGATTCATTTGCATATTGAGGTTTACTAGAGAGTGAAGATTCATTTTGTGTGTTAGGATTACTAAAACGTATAGATTCATTCGTTATCAAAGGTTTTCTTTGGTCGATAAATTCATTTATGGTTTCAGGTTTACTTTTGCAGATAGATACATTCAATGATCTAGGTTTACTATATGTGATAGATTAATTTTATGATACAGGTTTACTAAATGTATGAGATTCATTTTTTCCTGGAGGTTTACTAGCGACGTGAGATTCATTATTTGATCGAGGTTTACTAGCTACCTGAGATTAAGCAACTTTCTTTGTATGTACTAATCCAAGTTTTGCTTCTGCATAAGGTAATGTTACAGGTAAGCCTTCAAGTTTACGCCATACAGTATAAAGGTCAATTAAGAATATTTTAATCATATACCTTTTTGAAGCTTTGTCACGCCTTGCTTTTGTCCATATCTCTTCAAGATTCCAACCCGGTGTATCTTGCATTATGAAATTAGGGTTAGACTCAATCCTGTGTCTGTAATCCCTATATACTTGAGCATAAGGTGAACCTGATCTTAAAAATGAAGGAGCAAGTACACCTAGTAGTTTAGTCTTTAAAAAGGGGTTAAAAGTAATACTATCTTTTTCAGCTTCATTTCCATGTTTATCAATATATTTTACCTTTACAAGATGTTCCTTTCTACGTGAACGTCCTTTGCCATCAGGCCCAACATCTAATCCTGCATAAGCATGTAAACTTGAAGAGTATTTAGCTAGGTGAATATCAATTTCTGATATAATAACTCCTGATAAGGTATGTCCAATACCTACTACATTTTTAAGGTAATCAGTATAAATAGGAAACTCTTCTAATGGCTTTTTAAATCTCTTAAAATGTTCACTTTCAACTTTTTCAATATCAATATAATGTTTTACCAATTCGTATTCAGTGATGTCAGAAATTACTTCGTCACCTACAAATGGTCCTTTATGTTTTTTCTCAACAATAGCATCAGTAATTCTTTTATGACGCTTTGTTAGATCATCAAGCATTTTTATATCTTCACTTGATAATGTATCAATAGCTTTTTTACCGGGTTCTTGACCAAGCTTTGCTCTAAAGTTACCAGCAATACGGTTGCCAGTTTGAATACGTACTTTTTGAAGATCATATGTGCCACGTACTAATGTACGTAATTGAGTTCGTGTAGTCATTTTACTTCTCCTTGGTGGTTGATAAACATTTTGTGATTGAGGTTTACTAAATTCTTTAGATTCATTTTTTCCTCTAGGTTTACTAATTGTCTTAGATTCATTATGTCAAGTAGGGTTACTTAAATCTCAAGATTCATTAGAAGGGTCAGGTTTAATTGGTTACAGAGATTAATTTCAATTTTGAGGTTTACTTAGAATCATAGATTCATTTAGCGTTTAAGGTTTACTTAGTTAGCTAGATTCATTTCATTGCAAAGGTTTACTAAACACGAAAGATTCATTTCAGTTTTGAGGTTTACTACTGACGCTAGATTCATTAGGAGTCAAAGGTTTTCTTTGGTAATAAGATTCATTACCGGGTGAAGGTTTACTTTATACACTAGATTCATTTCAGATTTTAGGTTTACTTACGACTATAGATTCATTTGGAGATTGAGGTTTAATCGGTCCCAAAGATTCATTTTTCCATTTAGGTTTACTAGTGATGTTAGATTCATTATATAATTGAGGTTTACTTAGAATCATAGATTCATTTTGTGTAGAAGGTTTACTATATGGGATAGATTCATTTTATTGCAAAGGTTTACTTATGACTATAGATTCATTTGCAGATTGAGGGTTACTAAATACACTAGATTTCTTTAACAGTAGATTCTCCTTCATCAGTTCTTGCACAAACAATATAAAATTTACAAATCTTAAAGTGAAATCCTTTAGCACTATATAACCAATCTTTAGAAGGACTGTATAAAAGTTTTTTATACCAACAAATAAACATATTTAAATCCTTTTTTAATTAACTAAAACTAATACAAAGATTTTCAACTAGGTGAAGTCCACGGACAGGACCATCCAGCCCTAGTAGAACGGGACAGTCCTGACCTTTGGATGGTTCTTCAACTGAGGAGCCAGCCACACGGTTCTTAATCAACCATATATGATTAAGCTTCCCCTGCTTATTACCAGTGGCATTTATGGACCACTGTCGATGCCTCCATAGGGGGTTTATGGGACTGAGGCTTTGCTTATCGACCCTTGGTAGCAAAATAAAAAAGTTTAATGCCAACGTCATAGTGAGACCGCCCACTAAACTTTTGTTATGAAATCCTGTATGCGTAAATGCTAAATGGATATCATGAATAATCAATGTATGTAATTGATTTTAGCTCTGTCAACTTTTTGATAGGAGCTAAACAAAAAGGGGCGGAGACCGTCCCGAACCTCCACCCCTTTAAGGGTTAAAAAACCTCTAATGTTAATGTGAAACAAGGATTAAAAACATTAACACTTCCAAACTACGAAATCAGTCCGCGTGAAAACTGATTGAGTAAGGTAAAGCCTTAATATCAAACTATATTTGACGACGCAAATTGATTTATAGATTTTTTTAGTCACGGTCTACAAATTTAATTATTAATTTCTTTTTGTAAATTTTTGCTAACTTAACTAGTGTTTGGATACTTGGTTTACATTGTTTAGGATTTTCAAGTCTAGTAATTTGTGCCCTTGATGTTTTTAATTTGTCTGCAAGTTTTTGTTGTGTCCATCCTTTTTTATGTCTAAGATTTAAGATTTGATCTGATACGTGAGATTGTGTTTTTGTGAATAATGACATATTATTAATCTTTCATGTTAAAGGGTACATTGCAATGGCATTAAAAAAACGTAAGAAATTATTAAAGAAACGTAAAAAAGTAGCTCATCCAAATACGATGAAGGCTTTAAATGCGGGTAGAGATAAAGCTTATGCTGAAGCTCCACGTCTTGAAAATGGTAAAATTAAACCCGGTTTTAAATATAAAGCTTTGATTGATTCGTATGAAAGGCATGGTGTTAAGCCTAAAAAGGTTTTAAATGCTTATGCATCTAAACCTCTGTTTGTGCGTGAGCCTAAACTTGGTAATAAAATAATTAGGTTTTTAAGAATGGGGTATCCATACACAACAGTATGTCGTGCTGTTGGTATTGATAGTAGCACACTTAAAAGGTGGATGTCATTAGGTGCATCTAATGCAAGCCCTGAGTATGCAAAATATTTTAGACGTATTTGTAAGGCCGAAGCTACGGCTGAGATGAATGATCTTAAAAAACTTAGTGAACATCAGAAGTATGATTGGCGTGCTTCAGCTTGGAAGCTTGAAAGACGTTGGCCTGAACATTGGGCTAAAAAGGATGCTCTTAAAGCAGAACTTAAAGTTAATGGACAAATTAGTGTTACACATAAACATGAATTGAGCCAGAAAGTTGCTCAAGATCCAGCCGCCCTTGAATTAGCACGTAAAATGATTGATGGGGATGAGTATGGTTATAATGAGGTAGATAAAGATGACAATACAGACAGCATTACAAATACCTAAACGTTCAAAGCTTAAAACCCCACGTAAATACCTTTTATCAGGTCGTAAGGGGGGTGTTAGTGACCGTAAATTCAAAAATGAAGCTACCACCAGCATTGCCAGTTCAATCACGCCTGAAGCGTTAGCCTACAGCTTGCCCGGTGGTTTAGCTAAACTTGCTTTTCCTAATTGGATTTATGGTCCACATTTAAAGGCTGTTGAAGATTATATCATAAGAATACTTAATGGGGAATCAATTAAGCTTATGGTTTCAATGCCTCCAAGGCATGGTAAAACCATGTTTCTTTCAAGAGTATTACCAGCATTCTTTTTAGGTAGATTTCCTGATACTAGGGTAATGTTAATTACCCATCATACAGACTTCTCAAGAACACAATCACGTGTTGCACGTAATATTATTGATGCTTTTGGGAAAACTGTATTTGATATTGAAATATCACCTGATACTGCATCAGCAGCAGAATGGGATATAGCTGGTGGTCAAGGTGGTATGGAAGCTTTAGGTGCTGGTGGCTCAGTCATGGGTAAAGGTGCTAATCTTTTACTTATGGATGATTTAGTTAAAGGTATTGAGATGGCTTCAAATGTCAATCTCATGGAAAAGCAATGGGAGTGGTTTAAAACAGACGTTTACCCACGTATGGAACCGGGTGCTAGTGCAATCATTATTATGACGCGCTGGACTACTTACGATATTATTGGAATGATTGAAGCTGAGAAAAAAGAAGATCCTGGTGGTCCGTTTGCTGAATGGGAAACAATTAACTTTCCTGCTCTTGCAATTGAAAATGATGTACTTGGTAGGGAAGTTGGTCAACCATTATTTCCTGCACGTATTGATTTAAAAATGTTAGATAGAATTAAAGGTGTAATGGATAGTCTTTGGTGGGAAGCTTTATATCAAGGTAATCCAGTACCAGCTAAAGGTAATATTATAAATACTGATTGGCTCAAATCTTATGATAAAGTTCCAAACAGGCGTAAGTTAGAAATGCTTATTATCAGTGCTGATACTGCACAAAAAGAAACTGAAATAGCAGACTTCACTGCAATTGGAATTTGGGGTATACTTGAAGGGCAATATTATTTATTGGATTTGATTAGGGATAAAATGGGTTACCCTGAATTAATATCACAGTGTAGAACTTTAAATGAATATTGGAAAGCTGATTTCTTTTTAATTGAAGATAAAGGTAGTGGTCAAAGCCTAGTTCAAGAACTTCAAAATGAAGATGGTTTTAATGTGGTAGCTATAGACCCCGGTAATGAAAATAAGGTATTAAGGCTTATGGCTGAAACACCATCTTTACGATCTGGTAAGGTAGTATTTCCAGAACAGTCATCATGGCTTGACCATGCTTTACTTGAATTGAGGGCATTTCCTAAAGGTAGGAAAGATATTGCTGATATGCTTTCACAATTTTTAAAATTCATGAGACGTGACTCTAACCAAGTGGAAATGTGGTAATGGCAAAACGTAAAAAGAAACTTAAGCGTAGAAATAAAGCTAAAGAACCTGCTGGTCCTAATAATTTTCCGCCTGTTACTGGTGCTGGTGGTGGTGGTGGTTTTCCTAACTTTATGGATTTATCAAATCAGTTACAGTCACCACGTAGAGGTACTAGGGAACTACTTAAGTTATTTAGTGAGTCCCCTTGGTTACGTGCTGTAACAGGTAAAATTGCAAGATCAGTTGCAGATACTCATTGGTTTCTTGCATCTAAAAAAGATGTAAAAAGTGGACGTTTTATAAAAGATGCATTTGCACAATATAAGGGTGAGATTGATCTCGATGAAGTTACAATTATTAAAGATCATCCAATGCTTACCATGTTCCGTGAAGGTACAGGTAATCCCCGTTTAAATGGTTTTCAGGTTTTTCAAGTAACACAAGAACATCTTGATTTAACTGGTGAAGCTTTTTGGTTGCTTGAAAGAAATAATATTGGTGTGCCTATAGGTATTTGGCCCTTACCTCCTTCATGGATAAGAAATTTACCTACTAGGGCACATCCATTTTATGAAATATCATCTACAACAAGTGGTGTTGTTACTGATGTACCTGTTACTGAGATGATACCATTTATTGATCCTGATCCTGAAGACCCATATAGTCGTGGCAGTGGTATATCATCTTCACTTGATGATGAAATACAGGTTGATGAATATGCAGCCAAGCATCAAAAGAGTTTCTTTTTAAACCGCGCACGTCCTGACATTATTATATCAGGTCAAAATATCAGTA